TGAATATCAAAAGTTCTTAGATAAAAAGTATGGACAAGGTACATCCGAAACCCTGATGAGAATGCGCCACTTTACAATTAAATTCTCCGTTACTGAATTAGAAGAGAAAATCAAATACTATAAACAAATAAATAAAGAAATATGAAACAAACAGCAGTAGAATTTCTAATTGAAGAAATTAAGCCATTTTTAAGTATGCCTATTGAAGATGCATACAAAACAATTTTACAAGCCAAAGAAATGGAAAAGCAGCAGATAATAGATGCTCATGGCAATAAACAAAAAATGAATGCAGGAATATCAACTTATAAATACACATTAACTGGAGAACAATACTATAACGAAACTTATGGAAAATAAAAAAACAGCCATGCAGGAACTTATATTTTGGGGTAAAGTTTTATTAAAAAAATATCCCGAAAGTAAATTATCTTTTAGTGAGGTAATAGACAAAGCTGAAATGCTTTTAGAATTAGAACATAAACAACTTACCGATGCTTATAATCAAGGGCATATAGATAGAAACAATAATAAATTTAAACTACCATGAAAACAGAAAACTTAACAAACGGTGACCGAATAAGAATTTGGTTAGAAGATTCAGTAGATACGAAAGGCGGTACTTGGTGTTACGGGTACGTCCGCGAAGCAGTCGTTCGTAAATTAATATTTGTTGAAGATAACAGACCTGAAGATTTTGAAAATGGAATAGATACCTTCAACGGATATCAAATAGAAAAACTATGATTATTTATACTAACTATTACTCAACTGTATCAGATGAAACAATTTTCAAACTCGGTTCGCGAATATTTTATTGCCGCAACTACTGACTGTAATAATCCCCGACTTTGTTGGGATGGTAAAAAATGGATAGTTAATAGGTACTTCGGGACTTATATTTTAAATAAAATTGGCTGGGAAGTTTGTTTTTAACTAAAAAATAGTTATATTTGTACCCGTATGATCGCAGCATACATTGTTTTTCATGTTTGTTTAATTAACCCACTGGGGGGAGGAACTGCGATCCGAACCTCGTGGGTTTCTTTATTTTATGTATACAATTATTTCACATCCCTTAAGAAAGGCGATGAACCTATCCATTAGCGAATACGCTGTTTTGGATTCAATTTACCATCAAGTATTTTATTCTAGTGGTAACAGAACATTCTCGGTTATTTATATATCCGATGAATTGTCATTAACTAAACAAGGCATTTATAAAATAATCGAAAGATTGTTTAATAAAGGGTTTTTAATTAAGATTAAAGACAAAACAATGCCATCAGTATTAACAATTAAGTTAATGAAAGGAGTTCAAAATGGCTAAGGACCCAGCATTTCTATTTTACCCAGGTGATTATATTAGTGGAACTATGGGTATGACTTTTGAGGAAAAAGGAGCTTATGTTGATTTGTTAATGTTACAATTTAATAGAGGTCATATGACGCTCCATATGATACAACATACGGTAGGTCATTTGTGGGACCAAATTAAATCTAAATTCAAACAGGATGAAGATGGCTTATGGTATAATGTTAGATTAGATTTTGAAAAGGAAAGGCGTAAGAACTTTACTAAATCAAGGAGAAACAACTTATCATCTACAAATAAAGCAAATAAAAAAGAACATCATATGAAACAACATATGAACTCTCATATGAGTGAACATATGGAAAATGAAAATATAAATGAAAATATAATTATAAATGAAACTATAAATGAAAATAAAACTAAAATAAAAAAAGCGTTAATTCCAAACTTTGATGAATTTTTAGAATACGCTAAAACAAAAGAACCTAATGTTGATTCATCGGACTTAAAGTTAAAATACGATAGCTGGTTAGAATCCGACTGGAGTATTAACCGCTCAGGTAAGTATCAGAAGATAGTTTATTGGAAATCTACTTTGTTAAATACTTTGCCATACATTAAAAAATTAACCGTAAGTTCGGGACCTCAAAAAGCACAACGTAATCAATATTTATGAAAAAGTTAGAAGAGAATCTATTAGGTACTATTTTGTTATTCCCTCAAGAATTCGTTTTAAGCGCAGATAAATTAAAAGTGGAGTATTTCTACCACTTTGAGACGAAGTGCGTTTATAACGCAATGTGTGAGCTTTTAAAGGGTGGTTTTAACATAGATACCGTTACCGTTTGTTTAGAACTTAAAAAAAGAGGGCAATTAGACCAAATTGGAGGCCCGTATTATATAACAAGTTTAACAAATGAAATAGGGAATTTAAACTTTTTAATTAACCGACTTGTTGAAGTTTATTTAATACGTGAACTTTCGTTTTTAGGACTTCAGATTCAAAAGAAAACAGCGGACACAGTTAATGACCCATTAGAAATAATTGAAGATATTAACAATAAGATATCCGATATTACTACCTTTAAGTTAGATAAAGTTAAAACACTAAAAACTATTTATGGGGATTTAGTTAAAGATATTTACGAAGTTATAAGCTCAGGTCAACCCACTGGGATACTTTCAGGACTTAATGACTTAGATTCAATAACTGGAGGTTGGCAGAATGGGAATTTAATTATAATAGCAGCACGTCCGGCTATGGGTAAAACCGCAGTGGCTTTACACTTGGCTAAAATACCGGCTTTAAATAATATTCCTGTGGCATTTTTTAGTTTAGAGATGACCGCTTCAGAATTAGCTGGTCGCTTGGCTTCATCGGAATCTTACATCCCAAGTACTCTAATTAATCAAAAGAGAATCGGACTTAATGATATTGAAGTAATGAATACATCATTTAACAAATTATCCGATGCTCCATTCTATATAGATGACTCCTCGGTATTAAGTATTTCAGATTTAAAAGCTAAGGCTAAAAAGTTAAAGTATGAAAGGAACATTAAATTAATCATAGTAGATTATCTACAATTAATGCGAGGTGAGGGCGAAGGTAGTCGGGAGCAGGAGATTAGCTCAATATCAAGAGGATTAAAAACAATCGCAAAGGATTTAAATATTCCGGTTATTGCTTTAAGTCAGTTAAGTAGAAAATGTGAGGAACGACCTGATAAAAGACCGTTATTAAGTGACCTTCGGGAATCGGGTAGTATTGAACAGGATGCGGATATTGTTAGTTTTATATTCCGACCTGAGTATTACGAATTATTCCCTAACGGATACGAATATAAAGGTAAACCAATAGATACGAGGGGATTGATGTTATTCGATATCGCTAAAGGTCGTGGGCTTCAAACGGGCGAAGTGGCTTTAAAGTTTGATGGTAAAATAATGAAAATTGGGAATTTATGATAAAGGTTGGCTCAGATTTTTCAGGTGTAGGAGCTTTTAACCAGGCATTAATTAGATTAGGTATTGAATATGATGAAGTATTTGCTTGTGATATGGATAAATACGCAAGACAAACATTTATACATAATTATGGAGAACCTAAATATTATCCTACAAATGTATATGATAGGGAAATTCCGTCAGAACCACTTGATATTTATATGACTTCACCACCATGTCAAGCATTCTCATTAGCTGGTAAACGATTAGGTAAGGAAGATAAACGAGGTATTTTATTCTTTAATAGTCACGAATTTATACAAAAGAACAATCCAAGATATTTCATATTTGAGAATGTAAAAGGTTTATTATCTGATAATGGTGGTAAGACATTTAGTGAGTGGGTTAACTTATTAGGTGGTAAATCAATAAATGGTAATCCTGTTATATTTCCATTTGAAGAGAGCGTACCTTATCACATCTATTGGAAGGTATTGAATGCAAAGCATCACGGAGTGCCACAGAACAGGGAGCGTGTGTTTATTATTGGTATCCGTGATGATGAGGATAACACGTTTAGATGGCCTGTTGAGGAGCATTTGACTAAGCGATTAAAGGATGTATTGCAGGAGGAAGTTGATAGTAAGTATTTTTTGAGTGAAAATACTGTCAACAAACTTGTGGAGTATGATAAAAAACAAAAAGAAAATGGTAATGGATTTGGAGCAAAATTTCATAATTCTACAGATGTAATGTCCGCATTGAAAGTTGGTGGAGGTGGTTGTGACGATCTTGTCAAAATCAAATTAGCAACATCAAAAAGATACGAAGAAGTATCAGAAGGCGTTGCTCAAACATTAGATACTGGATGTCAGAAAGGTGTAATGATTGGCGCATTTAGGGGCAGAAACACTGATAACCCATCTGACATAACTACTGGGTCACCAACAGAACAAAGACTTGAAATAAATTCACAAGGAACATCAAATACTATTACAAGTGTGCAAAAAGATAATGTTGTTATATTAGGATATACAAGAGATTCAAAAAAAAGCGTTGGAAATACTGACCAATTTGTTCTACAAGATAATTACAGAATACGCAGACTAACCCCAAGAGAATGCTTCCGCCTTATGGATTTTCCTGATACGTTTACATGGCCTGTATCTGACAGCCAAGCATACAAACAAGCTGGAAATTCAATAGTGGTAGGGGTATTAACTAAAATATTAAGTATTTTGTTATGTTAGTTTAAATAATTAAATTTGAATTATGAAATATATATTAGGATTACTACTGGCATCGTGTACTCAGTTACCGATGAAACCAACTCAAAGTGAGAACATCAAGGAAGTTGCTCACGGTGAAGGATTTGTTATCTATCAACTTACCTTAGATACAAATACTTATTTAATAGGTAAGTCAACAACTCAACTAACAATAAAATGAAAGGCAGAAAAACAAAGTACGACTTTAATTCTTTAAATGTCGGGGACCAATTAATGGTTAATGAAACTCAATTAAAAATGAGTGCAGCAGTGTGTATGTTCGTGAAACGTAAGGCACCTGAAAAAAAGTTTAAGACAGAAAAAATGGATATTGGTGTACGCATAACTCGTATAAAATGACACTCGATGAACAAAAAAAACACTTTGCTGAGTTTACCAAAAAAATGGCTGAAACGATGCTTAAGAAAGGTTTTGATTACGCTGGAACTGACCGTCTTAGTAACTTTAAACTGGCTGGCGCAATTACTGGGACATCGGGACAATTAAACTGTTTAAACTTAATCGCAACGAAGGTAGCAAGGCTTGGTGTGTTATTGCATACTAACAAAGTAAACAACGAGTCAATATCGGATAGCATCCTTGACCTTGCTAACTACGCTGTATTATTAGACCAATTACAACATGAACGACAAATCAATAAAAATAGCTGAAAGGTTAAATGAACTTTCAGGTAAGGACTATAAAGAATCGGAACGCTTAATAATGGAGCATACTTATTTAATAGTTAACATAGCTAAGCGTAACGGATTCAGCTTAGGAAACTACCAAGGATTAAAGGAACAAAAGAAGGACTTATTAAGGCACATCGCTAAAATGGAGAATGACTTAATTTGTGGTACTTTAAGTGACTTTGAGTATAAAACTAAAATGGCTGATATGAAGTTACTTACACGGATGTTTCTTTATCCGGCTGAGTATCGAACTGGGCAGCGTACTCACTAAGTTTAGAATAAATAAGGTCAGGCTTACCAATACCGTAGATAATTGTTCCGGATTGGAATACAATCTCTGAATAGTATTTACGGTTTTGTCTGCCCTTTGGTATAAAACATCTTGGATTGATTTGTACTATTGGGTCATGTCCGATATTACAATATGCTGTTCCAGTTTCAAATCCATCCTCAATACCTTCAGACCTTAATCGAATGGTGTCTATTTCGGACATCTCCTCGTTATCTAACCCACTTTGAATAGGGAATATAACATCTAACTTTAACCAATGTAAGTCCATTAATATACTTTACCGTTAATTATTTTAAGATTATGAATAATGAATTGACCTGTTTTAATCTCGTGTTCTACGTAACTGAAGCCTAAATTCCATTTATTAATAGGCATGTATAAAGGATTCATTCCGCATAAACACCCTTGAGAATGTACCGAAATTACATCACCGTGCATGGTTGATTCTACGTGGTTTGAGGTTTTATGAAAGTGACCTATTAAGATATTTGAAAGGGTTTTAACGAATGCCCCTCTTGCTGGGTTGACTCCGCCGGAACCACCTGCAAGCTCATGACCATGAAGGACTGTTAACTTACCTATGTGAATAGGCAGTTTGTCTTTAACAATCTCAATCCTCAACTCACCTAATTTTAAAAGTATTTCCAATTTAAACTCAACGCAATCAAAAATTTCAGGAGCTTTTAAGAATAAGTACTTTTCAAAGCGTTCATCATGATTACCTAATTTATAAACTATCTTAGCATCAGGGAATGTATCTCTAAGCGTTTTTAAGAACATTTTAACGGACTCAAACTCTTCAAATACACTTCTGTCCCTCCAATTCTTTTCGTGTCGTGATATGGTGGCTAAGTCCAGAAGATCCCCATTGATTAATATACAATTAACTTCTTTTTGTAACCCATACTCTAAAGCCAAGGTAATTGCATCATTATGTTGATAAGGGAAATGTAAATCCGATAATATAAGTATTTTACTTTGGTTAATACTGAATGCTTCATAAATATCAGCGTGTGACTCAGGTAACTTAAATGGATTGCGTGAGCCTTCGGGTTTAAAAAAGGTTTTGTCTTTACGTTTCCTTGAATCTTCTCCCGATTGACCACGCAAACGACGTATTGCTTTCCTTACATTATCTAAACTTGAAAACTCTGGATTCTCTTTATAAATCTTTTTAGCTAATGTTAAGCTTGGTAAATCAGGAAACCGTTTTAGATATTTTTTAACTATTTCGACCATATTTTATAGTATAAACCTAAATTAAAATTAAAATGTCCGTTGTAACCAACTCCGGCTCTTATACTATACTTAGGCAAAGTTAAAATTGCTGAGGTGCCTATATAGTTCATCCCCAAATCAAACCCAATAAAAAACTTATTAGGATTCAATATTTTAATAGTTTCAAATTTGTTAATCTTTGATTTTACAGACCTTGACCATAATTCGTTCTTATAAATGGTATCCGTTATGCTCACGTATCCTAATGAATCAAAGTTCAAAGTATCTTTATAGACGTTCATTGAATTATAAGCTTCAACAATTCTAATGGTATCTAATTTAGTTAATTTGATAGTATCATGTATGAATTTAGATTTAACTTTTACATGATGTATATTTTTACCTTTTTTATAGATAGTTTTTTCAACTGGTGTTACTATACTTTTATACTCGATAGTTTTATCCTGACATCGGACCAATAAGAATATAACTATTAAAAGTCCTAATATTATTATTTCTCTTATGTATTTCATAAATAATGCCCCCGAAGGGGCTTTAAGGTTTCATTACTTAAGTCCTGCATTCTTAAGATTAGAAACCAAAAAAGAACCCCCCACATCACACATCATTACTTGGGGGGAGGCTGCCTTACGGGGCATGACCTAATCTTTTTTAGTATACTTATCTACACTCGTTAAGCCTAAACATCCAAAGGCTAACAATCCAACGGTATCAACTAAGGTATCGGAAGGCTTTATGTGTTCGGGAGTAAACTGGTTAGCAAACATTGTGACGCATAACGATACTATACAAAGAACGCCACACACTCTCTTGCTCGATACATTCCCTACTTCATCGAGGAACAAAGATACTAAAAATTTTTTCATATATAATAACTTTTAAATTTTTTTATTCGGTCATCTATTCCGTGTAGACCTCCGTTAATTCGTTTAGTTAGTTTTTTAATAACATCCTCACTATCCCCCTCATCACAAATGGCCCATAGTTTATTCTTTGTAAAAAAGAACGCTGCTGACTCTAATGGGTATTTAACCGAAACTAAATCGGGATTTGTTAAACAATCTTCGCCAATATATTTAGAAAACTCAGCATAGTTAGATTTACCAGTTAATTGAATATAACCACGTCCTTTAAATTTAAATCCATCTCCAGTCGATTCATCTCCGTTACCCATACGATTAGCATATACTCTATTAGCTATCTTTTGAGGGTTACGAGCGTAGCTTAACGCTAATGCTTTATCAAAGTATTTAGGGAATATTTTTAAAAGTCCGTCGGCTGAATAATTTAAATTCTCACTTAAAAAAGTAAAGTTACCTGACTCATGAGCGCATTGACTTAAAAAGTGCGCTTTTCTTAATTTAGAGTTAATCTCTTTTATTTTGCTTAAGTCCATTTCCCTTAGATTTTAATAAGTGTTTTTGTAACCTTTCCGATAGTACTTCGTTCTTTTTGGTCAGTTCATCGGAACGCTCTTTACATTCATTTAATTGTGTTTCGTATAGTTTAATTAAATCTTTGTTTCCTTTTGAGTCATTACGGGATTTTAAATAATCCCATACGTCTTTACCTTTAAGGACTCCGATTAAAGCTATTAAAACACCTATTAAAGAATAATTATTCACGTTCTAATTCTATTGATTTTGGAAGTACAGCAGCTATCTTAGGATTTTCTTTTTTAATCTCATTGATTTGATATTGTAAAAACTCGACATCCTTTTGCATTGAAACGTATGAGCTTTTAAGGTCAGCCCACATCATTCCGATAACACCTAAGAAACCAATGAGTTTAACCATATCAGCACTTGTGAATTTTAGGTCGCTAAATTTCATGGCATCGGAGGTGGTGGTACGGGTTTATATTCTATCGGAGTTACATTAATATACTC